GCGAAGGTGTGTATCCAGTTTTCATATCCCAAACTCCTGGCAGCATTGGTGCAGTGACATGCGACCTCAACTATACAAATAGCAACGGTGTTGCAGGGCGAACATTAAAAATGGGTGTTGGTAATGGTGTAACGATTGGCCGCATTATGAACCTTGCAAACAACGTCACAAGCGCCTCAACACCTTTCATTCAAATCCAAAATGGCGACAGTGGAGTAAAAAGCATCCAATCCGTTACGTTTAACTCGTCGGTAGGCGGATTTGTAACCGTTGCATTGGTTAAGCCCATCGCGCAAATTTCCTTGCAAGAACAAGGAACTCTTATTGAAAAGAATTACATCCGCGAGGGTTTTGTTTTGCCAGAAATTGTTAATGGAGCTGCGTTGCAAATAATGTTCAATCAGCAAAGCGGCGCGGGTTCGATGGGAACGATAACAAGTTATTTTGAAACGGTATGGGGATGATATGGGATTTTCATCGTTAGACGATTTGGTGAATGAAATCACGACAAACGGCAAATTTCACCGTGCTGACTGGAACAAAATCACAGGTGCATCGGCATTGACTGCTGCTCGGTGGTATGACTTTTCAGGTTTTGGCGGTACTCCCGTCGCTAATGGTTGGTCGGGCACGTCTTTGGCCTGGACAAGTTGCAACGAAAGCACCGGCAATGGAACCCAGATTTTTGGTATTCGACACGGCGGAAACGTTTCGACCGACACCAAGCATCTCCTGAACATGAGCGCGCTCACAGGTATCTCGACTGGAGTGCCAGCGCAGTTAATGTTAATTGACCTTCAGGGGTATTGGCCTGGAATCAGCACTAACTCAGCCAGTTCACAAACTCTCACGGGTACTCCGACGCTCCGTTACACCAACGGCGCAGGGTGCAGATTGTTTTTTGTGCAGACAAGCGCATCGGGTGCAACGGCTCACAACATATCTCTTAGCTATTCTAACAGTACGCCAACATCGGGACGCTCTTTACCTGTCACAGTAGCGTGCACAGCATCGGCAATCGCGCAGCATATCACGCACAGCGGAACTGCCGCCAATAACTATGGCCCGTTCTTGCCGCTTGCATCTGGCGATACTGGAGTGTCCACCGTAGCTAACATTACATTTTCGGCAGCGTCGGGTGGTGGCGCTGGGGCGCTTTGTTTGGCTCGACCTCTTATTACTTTGCCGCTCGCAGTGACCTCTGTGAGTGCGGAGCGTGACTTGCTAAATCAGCTTCCGTCCTTGCCGCGCATCATAGACGGCGCGTGTTTGGTGTGGTTGTACTTCGCTGGTAACGCCACTGCTGCATCAACAAACTTTTATGGCTCGCTTGATTTCGGTTGGGGTTGATGCCGCATGGCGCTAGTGCAAAATGGTGTCAGGTCGCGAGCGGTGTGCGTCACCTATCGCGGCTCTACGCTTCAAAGCTACCGCAATTTTTGGGGTGGCAACGTCCAGCGGAATATCTCCATCGGAGAGGGCATCACGGATGAGCGCTGCTCTATCCCCGATGGAAATCAGCATCCGCAAGCCTGGCTTTTGGCAACGCGCTCTGGTGGTCTAGCCAGTCGAAATGCCATCTTGGGAGATGGAGAGGTCACTGCTGCGAATTTGGCCGGTGGACTAAATGCTAATGCTGGTCTGACTGGCTTAGGCAATATTAGCAATGCTGCGCTTGAGCTTATCCTTTTTGCGGTTGCTGCGATAACCGGCTCAGGGACAATCTCTGCGGCGATTACAGGGAAGCTGGAGGCTGCTGCATCTCTGGCTGGGCAGGGTAGTATTACTGCTGCTTTAAGCGCCTTGGCCTCCGCTGTCGCTGGCTTGACCGGCAACGGTACGGTTGGCTCTACCTCAAGCCTTACTGCAAACGGCAACATGAGCGCAGATATCACCGTGACGGGAGCGACCCTCACGACCGCGAACGTAGCTTTTTACGTCTGGAACGCACTAGCTGCTAGCTTTAATAACCCTGGCACGTTTGGCGCTGAAGTACTAAAGGAAAGCGATATAACCAAGATTGCGGACATTATCCTTCGGCGGTCTACCGCCAACGTGGAGGCCAGCACGGAGGGTGATGCCTTAGCTCTTCGCTCGCTGTACGGCATGATTGCCCAGGCGGTGCACAATACTCAAGTTTCTGGCACCGCGCTTAGTGTGACTAAAAGCGATGATACTACCGTCCTTGGAACCAGGACTGTAACCCTCGACCCAGCGGCGCAACCAATCACAGGGCTAAACAGTGATTAACGGAGGTTTTCAGAACTTTCTTCATGCCATCATTGGTTTGCCTGGTGGGTTTGGAACTGGAGTAGCGCCTCAACCTGATACCTCTGATGCCTGGAAAGGCCCAATGGGTAAAAGGAAGCGGAGAAAGCGTAAGGATGAAGTAGGTAAGGCGCTAAGGGATAAATACTACCTCCCTAACAATGTAATCCTCAGTGACAATATAACCGAGGATGATGAAGAGTTTATAGAACTGTTCCTTTTAATGGATGATTTATGAGCTGGCCGTCACGATTTGGAACACTAGGGGAAAAGGTATTTGGCAAGGATGACCCCTTTAACGATGCCGATCTTTCATACTGCAATCGCAATATCATTACCGATGAAATGGCACCTACACGGTCGCCGATAAGCGGAAAGTATTATACGTCTAAAACAGCTTTACGCGCTGAATATAAGGCGCATGGAGCAATAGAGGTGGGCACTGCCTATGATAACGGCTATTCGCCGGAGAAAGAGCAGTCCAGGCGTGAAGACAATTTAGTAGCTCGACTTAAAGGGCAAATAATCGAAAGGTACAGAAATGGACGATAATACCGCTGAAAAGACCGAGACCGAAGTAGTAGCGCCGACTGAAAAAGTAGGGATTTCCCTTCGTGAAAAACTAGAAGAGAAATTCGATGCTAAGGACGAAAGCGCACGGGTAGAGCCCGCTAAACAAAGTGAGCCAGTTGAGCAAAATGCTGAGGTAGGCACACAAAGTGAGCCAAAAGCAGCTCAACCGGAGAAAGTAGTGGTAGCACCACCGCCGGATATGAATAAGGAAGAGCGGGAGGCTTTTCTCAACCCGACTGCTCAAAATAACCATATTTTGCAGCAGTACCTTAGCCGACGGGCTTATGAAACCCGCAATGACTACAAGCGGCAAACATCCGAATTGGAGCAAGCCAGGCAAAAAATTGGAGCGGTTTATGATGCCGTAGCCGGCTATGAAAAAGAGTATGCACGAGATGGCATAAGTATTGCTGACGTAACAAAGCGTTCGATTGAATGGGATCTAGCTATGAAAGCTAACCCTACCCAAACGGCGTTAGAGTATTTGGATTCCTATGGGATCACCCTTGATGACCTTTATGGGTATATTCAGGGCGGAAACTATCAACAGCAACCGCAGCAGCAGCAAAGTTATTTGACTCAAGCAGATGCCGAGCGTATCGCCCAAGAAAAGGTAGATGCGTTAATTCAGCAGCAGCAAGAAAGTTTCCTTGCGGAGCAGCGCAATAATACCGTACAATCGTTTATAAAGAGCAAGCCGCTTTTTCGTGACCCAGGCACCGCCGCACAGTTGGAGGATGCTATGGAACCAATAGTAGCGGCTTTAAGTGCAAAAGGTGGCGAACCTCAAGAGATCCTTGAGCGAGCTTATAATTTTGTCACTTTAGGCGATCCAACCTTTTCCGCTTTACGAAGTAAATTCGAAGCGCCGCAGGTTGTCGAACAAGCTCAAAAAGAGACTCAGCGAGCGAAAGCCGCGAGTCGTTCCATATCGGGCTCCGCAGGAAGCGGCACTCCCCGCATAAAAGCAGCATCACTACGCGATAATTTGCAGCGCCGGTTCACCGGTAGCTAATCTTTTGGAGTTTAATTTATGGCTAATTTAGAAGAAGCAGTAGTAGCAACTCTGTTCGATCAGAGCGACGCTATTGCTGATGAGATTATGCACCACAACCCAGTTCTTGCAGCTTTGCAGGAGCAGGGACTAGTGCGACGTTTCAGCGGTGGATATGAGCTACGCAAGCCTATCATGTACAATGATTCGGCTGTAGGCGGATTCTACGCTGGATTCTCTTCGTTTAACCTTGATGCTATCGACGATTTCACTGCTTTCCGGTTCGCCATCAAGCAGTGCTATGAGCCTGTAGCTATCTCTGGTCGTGATCGTCGTGCTAACCGCGATGAGGCTCAGCTTCTTGATCTCGTTGAGACCAAGATGAAGGCTTCTATTGCTCGGCTAAAGAACACTGTTTCGACCTCACTTCGTGGCGACGGAACGGGTTCTGGTGGTTTGGAGTTTGACGGTCTGAAGAAGGCTGTTTCAACTTCGCCGACTTCTGGTACTTACGGCAGCATTGATCGTGCTACTAACACCTGGGCGCAGAATGTGGCAGTAAATGTCACCCTAACTGCTTCCAATGTGCAGGAGCAGATCACCGATGCTATTAGCCGTGTAACTCGTGGCGATGAGATGCCAGACCTAGGAATCATGGATCGGACTGCTTGGAAGTTCCTCCATAGCTCCCTAACTGCAATTCAGCGAATTCAGCTTCCAACCAAAAAGGCGGTAGCTGGCTTCAGAGCGCTTGATTACGATGGTTGCTCATTCGTATTCGACGGCGGCTTCAACAGCTCGGTGCTTGAAACTAATTCTTGCCGACTTCTTAACACGAAGTATTGGACAATGGATTTGGTGCGCGGCGCTGACTTCAAGCCTCTTGCTCCTGATATGGCTCGACCAGTTGACCAGGATGCTTTCTTCACTGTTATCATTGTTGAAGGCAATCTGTGCTGCTCGGCTCCTGCTCTACAGGCTGTTATTTACGCTTAATAGTAAGGAGATTTGAGTTATGTCACATTCAGGATCGTTTGGTGTAAATTATAAGAAAACCTGGGATGGGGTATCTAGCCCTCTTCCGGTCAAGCTCATGGACGTAGGAAGTTCTACTGAAGGTGAGTTTGTGTTTGTTCAGGCTGATGCTGCTATCGACCAGTATGCTTTCGTGAAAATCGAAAACGACGGTCAGGCAGCTATGCTAACCACCACTAACGCTGGATCTAATGGATTACTTGTAGGCGTAGCACAGGTTGCTGCTGCTGATAACGAGTATCTTTGGGTATGGGTTGGTGGACTAAATGGTGGCGGTGTCGGTAAGGGAATCAAAGGAAAGCTCCTTACTGGCTATGTTGCCAAGAACAACATCAACACAACCGCAACTGCTGGCGTTGCTGACGATACTTCAACCACTAAAATTGCTTATGTGGTTGGACTTGCAGCGACAACTGGAACTCAGGCAGTTGAGTTGTTAAGCGTTGGCCATCTGAAGGTCAACTAATAAAACGGGGGGTCAGCAATGGCCCCCCAATTTTGATTTAAGGATCTACTATGCCACAAGCATCTGAACTAATCGGTTTGGGAATGCCTGCGGAGTTGGCGGCAGAAGTTACCGATGGCACGATCACCGGTAATTTGTCGTTCACTGCTTCCGGCAATCATGTCAAATATAAAACTGGCACTACCGCAGGAACATTTACTGCAAATGGTGCAACCAGCGTTGTGGTTAATACCACAGCCGCATCGGACACAATGGTTGTTGCTATGTCTTTGAAAACTGTAGGCGGCACCCCTGCGGGCGCTCCTTACATTTTTGCTAAGACAAACGGCACGTCGTTCACTGTTCGCGCGCCTGCTGGCGATACCTCAGTGTATAACTGGGTGATCATCGAGACCAACGCACCTTAATTAGAATAGGGGCGGCCAGAAATGGCCGTCCTGTTTTACAGGAAATCCTATGGTTTGTTTCGCAGGAAAAACAACTACTAGCACCCCTACGATTGCAACAGGTACTAGTACAACTTTGATAGCTGCTAATGGCGCTAGAAAGTTTCTGATGATCCAAAATACCAGTGCAGCGAATGTTGCCATTGGGTTGGAGGGTCAAACCCTTACAGGAATTGCAGCCACTTCAACCAATAAATGCGTCGTATTGCCTAGCACTGCCGGAGCAAACATTCTTAGATTTGAAGATGGCTTTGTACCTGGAACAGCAATAACGGTGTATCAAACCAGCGGTTCACCTATTAACACCATCGTCGTAGTCGAGGCTTAATGCTATAAATCCCTTATGACCGTTTATTTTTAAAGGGTAAAATATGGCTCAAGTTGACTGGAATTCAATTATGAATGGTGGCGCTCCAGCCCGTAACAAGTGGTCTGGCTGTAACGTCAAGATGTTCATGGTGTGCCGTAAGAATGAACAAAAAAGCGCTGACGCTGGGCGTGATATTTTTGATGAGATTCCATCCATTTCATTTAGATGGCCTGGGCAGGATGAGACAGTTCGTGCGCTAGAGCCGCAGGACAAGATGGAACATCCAATGCTTTGGGAGGCTTTTCAGGCTGGCACTAAAGAAGTGCAATCTGGAATGCCTTTGAAGGAGTGGCCGAAAATTACCGCATCAGCCATCCATGAGCTTGCCTATCTTGGCTTTCGTACCGTTGAGCAGCTTGCAGAGGCTAACGACGAAGTAAAGCGACGAATGGGGCCATTGGGTCGATTCGTTAAAGAGGCAAAGGAGTGGCTTGATGCTGCTAATTCTCCTCAGTCTCAGGTGGTTTCGCTGCGGGAAACACTAGAGCGGGAGAAGGTGCGGGCAGATCGTCTAGAGAATCAAATTGAGCTTTTGATGCAGCGCATCGAAGGTAATGAAGGGATTCGGTTTGAGCGAGCAAAGGTAGACGTATCCCAAGAGCCAGACGTTAAACGTGGCCCTGGTAGGCCGCGAAAAGATGAGGAATGACATTAAGCACAGTCGTACAGAATGTTGCAAATGAAGCTGGGTACACAGTTGAGTCAGCTATTACAGCGTCGACTGAAACAACCACTAAGCAACTTCGTACTATTGTACAAAGGATAAATCGAGAAATATCCGATCAATATCCTTGGCCTCTCATGTACGCGGCTGGAAGTATTTCGTTGGTTAGCGGTCAATCAACGTATGCGCTTCCAGCCGCTTTTTCGTTCTATCAATATAATACCTTTTGGAATCAAAGCACTCGGTGGCGAATCCTGGGCCCAATGACTCAGCAGGAGTATGCCGAGATTAAAGGCTATGGCCTGAATACGACCGTATACCAGCGGTTTCAGTTTAGAGGCATTACAGACAAGCAGTTGTTAATCAGCCCTACACCCACCGAAACAGGGCAAATCATTATATTTGAGTACATAGCGGAACGGTCGGTTAGGCCGGCTATTTGGGCAGCAAGTACGTTTTATGCTGCAAACGCTTATACATTCTATAATGGCAATTATTACCAAACGACTGCCGGTGGTACATCTGGCAGCACTCCGCCAACTCATACATCGGGCAGTGCATCAGACGGTGCTGTAACTTGGACGTATTACGACGGCATTTATAATGATTTCCTGGCTGATACTGATGTCAGCATTTTCAATGAAAAAACCCTTGAGCTAGGGGT